AGTGTCTCGCGTCAATTCGACATACTTAATGCACAGCTAATAACATCAACTGGTAGCGCACAAAGCGCCGCTCTCGCCTTTCGTGAGCTAGAAGATTTTGCAACAAGAACGCCATTCCAGCTAGAGCAATCTGTTACAGCATTCTCCAAGCTTGTAAACCTTGGATTAACACCCTCAGAAAGAGCTTTAACCTCTTACGGCGACACTGCTTCGGCGATGGGCAAAGACCTGAACCAATTGATTGAGGCTGTTGCTGATGCCGCTACGGGAGAGTTTGAACGGCTAAAAGAGTTCGGCATTAAAGCGCGAAGTGAAGGTGATAACGTAGCCCTTACTTTTAGAGGCGTAACCACCACCGTAGGCAAAAACTCGGCTGAAATTGAAGAGTATTTGACGGCTTTAGGAGAAAATAACTTCTCTGGCGCAATGGTTGAGAGAATGAACACCCTGGATGGTGCGATATCTAACCTTGGCGATCAGTGGGATTCTGTATTTAGAACAGTAAGCCAACAAGGTGTTGGTGGTGTAATCGAGGATAGCGTTAGGTTAGCAACGGATGCGCTTTCAGGTTTGGAGGATGAGATAGCGTCTGGCAGACTCGCTGCATATTTAGAGGCTAACGCTAACAGGTTTTCGGCGTGGGGCGAAGATGTAGCTTTCACTGTAGACCAAGTTGGCGACCTTTTTGGGTATCTCGCCGAATCAATAGGGTCTGACAGCGATTCTGTTGTTGCAGCGATTACTAGAACCTTCTCAAGTATGCCGGAAAATATACGCGCGTTCGTTCAGATAATGGGCGTTGAGCTTGCCGCGTTCGTGCAGAAGTCGCAAGCATACGGCACGGAAATACTTGAAAACTTGAGGTTTTGGGAGGATGAATCCTTTGATCTTGAAGAGAGATTGAGAATACTTGATTCCGTAAGGGTTGATAGTATATCGTCAATTCTTGCTGAGAATAAGGCAGCCATTGAGTCATTTAATGGTCAGATTGTTGCCGCTGACAGTCTGCTTGATAAATATAAAGAAATGAACGAAAGCCGACCAAAAACAGACCTTTCGCAGTTTGCAGTTGGCGCATCTAATGACGACAATCCAAGTGCCGCAGAAACTAAAGCAGCTAGAAAGCTTGAAAATGAAAAACTAAAGGCGCAGGAAAAGTTAGACTTCTTTGTTCAGCTCAACAATACCGAGCTAGAAGAAGTTAACCGTGTAGAGAGTGAGCGGCAGGCAATACTTGATGGATATGTAAGTACGGGACTAAAGAAAAAAGAAGAGGTGGTGGACGCTGAAATAGCTATTGCAGCTGATGCCATGAAGCAGCGTATTGATCTGGCAGAGGAGGAGGCTAAAAGGCAGGAGCAAATAGCCGAAGACACTAGATCGAAAAGGATGGCTGTTGGACAAGGAATACTTTCAGATTTGGCAACCATCGGCGGCAGAGAGTCTAAGATATTCAAGGCCACCGCCAAAGCTAATGCACTTATAAAAACCTACGAGGCGGCCAATAGCGCCTATGCTGCGGCTATGTCGTTGGGGCCGATAGGTCTTGTATTGGGCCCAGTATCTGCGGGGTTAGCAATAGCAGCAGGTGTTGCAAATGTAAGGGCTATCGATTCGGCGCGTGAGCAAGGCGGCACATTAGCGGCGGGGCAATCATCTACAGTGGCAGAGCGTGGGCTTGAGATACTAACACCAGCTAATGCTAGCCGGGTTAGAACTGCTAACGATATGCGAAACATTATGGGTGAGTCTAATGGCAAGCCAGAGGTGAATATCGTCGTTATAAACCAGAGCGAAGGCAATAACACGGTAGAGCAAAGCACTGATGATGAGGGTAGAATTATTCTGCTTATTCGCAAGACTGTATCGGGCGATATAGCAGACCCTAATAGCCAGACATCCAAATCACTCGGCGCAAATACTACCGCCCAAAGAAGGAGAGCGTAATGGGTGATAAATGGTTCCCTAATGGCATAAAGCCGCTTGTAAATAAAACGTATTCATTTAGTCGCGGCTCTAACGTGCTGCAAACTAAAGTGGATGCGGGAATGCCTCGGTTTAATCTTGATCGAACGCTTGAGCCTGTACCGTTTACGCTTAATTTCGTGATGAGCAATTTGCAGTATCAGATATTTTTAAGCTTTTATGATGGCGCAATCAATCACGGCGGCGATTCATTTAAAATGCTGCTGGATAGTGGCGGCGGAATTGTTGAGCATCAAGTAAATATATTGCCTAATACCTTAAAGCAAAGCCGACCTAGCGCGTGCAACTGGGTTGTATCGTTCAGTGTGTTGGCACAGGTAACACCGTCACAGCTTGAATCGTGCAGTGCTGCTTATGATCTTTATCAATGTTACGGTGATGGGTCTAGCGCATTGCTGCAAGCGTTCGAGTATTTTGTCGTGGAGTTACCAAGTGCCTAATCCAGAGGTTGAAGCGTATCAACGAAAGCTAGCATCTAATCCAGAGGGTGAGAGATTCTTTAAAACCTTGTCGCTTTACAATCCATATATTAGCAAAACATATCACTTTGTTGAAGATTCGGTGGAACTGGTCGCTTTAGATGAAAACGGTGTAAGTATTACTTATTCACCAGCATCAATTAATAGCTCGGTTAGTATGCAGTCTAACGACCTAGATCAAAATGCAACTTACACGATATCGGATGAATATAATATTCTTGATGGTGAGCTAGACCTAATCCCTATGGATAGCTTCGACGAAACAACGGCGACATTTAGGGGGTATATGGGGGATTACCTGGATAGCCCCACAGAAGTGGTGAGCTACACAGTAAATTCTATCGCCCAATCGAAAGGCTCGTTTACTTTGCGAACGGGTGTTCCAGACTTAAACTCAGATCAAACGGGGCAGATTTACGATTTTGACACATTTCCAATGTCACGGGCTATATTTTGATACAATATATCGGCTTGCCTTACTCTTTCGCTAGTTTTAACTGCTGGGATTTTGTTGTAAAGGTTCGCAAAGATAACGGTCTACCTTGTGAAGTTTTTAGGCCAAAAAAGCTACGGGATGCTTTCAGGTTAATAAAAGATCATATTGAAAGCGAACACGCTGGCTTTACAAAAGTGGACGAATTGCAAAACTTTGATTTGCTTGTGTGCGAAAAAGATATGGGTAAAGACTCAACTTTTCACTGCGGGATATTCTTTGACGGCTTAATTTATCACTGCGATAGAGCCGCAAGACAAGTAACATTTAATACGTTAAGCGATTTTTCAAAACCATACAAGAAGGTTACATTTTGGCGTTAATCAAACTTTTTAATCAGCTTGAAGAAGAAATGATACCAGAGGTCATAGAGTATGACGGAACGGTCATCGGCTGGATTAACGAAAACATAAAGCACGGTCAGAACTTCAAAGTTTACGTGGGTGCTCTTTGCGAAGAGAATGAAATAAGCCGCGATATAGACAAAATGCAATCAGCCGATTCGGTCAGCGTGGCAATCCTTTCTGGTGATCCGTTTACCATACTTGTTACTCTTGTGGTTGCGGTTGCCGCTGTAAAACTGCTTACCCCAGATATCCCAAACATACAGCAAGACTCTGGAAGACAAAGCTCTAACAATTCGCTTGCTGATCGTAAAAATAGATTTAGGCCAAATGCTAGAGTCCCCGATATTTGCGGCAAGATAAAATCAATACCGGATGTAATAGCGCAAGAATATGCGAGATATGTTGATAATGAAGAGCAGAGATACGGTTATTACTGCATTGGGCGCAATCAGTTACAGGTAGAAGAGGTTAAAGACGGCGATTCACTTATATCTGATTTAGCAGGCGCGTCTGCTGGTGTTTATTACCCAAGTAAATCGCCTAATAATTCTGCTCCAGATATTCAGATTGGCGAACCAATTAATCAAGTTGTTTATGGTGTATTTAAGTCTGGCGATGCTATTGGTCAAACTATTTTAGCCCCTAATGAAGAGGATTACTCTGTACTTGGGTTTTTTAACAGTATCACAGTGAAATGCAGCAAAGCATTAATAAATGTTTATTCGCCAAGCGGTCTATATCGTCAAGATGGCGGCAGCAGGGTTTCAAAATCAGTTAACTACACGGTTAAAGTGTTCAAACTTGATGATGATTTTCAGCCTATCGGCGAGTCTTATGTGATTAACGAAACAATCACAGGCAATAACTCAAACGAAAAAGGTAAAACAACCGAGATTGATTTTGGTGGTAATTTTTACTTTCATGTTTCAGTTGAGCGAACTAGCAACGCTGATTTTTCTGGTCAGGCAGTTGACGAAATAAAACTAAAAGACATATTTGGTCTTTATGAAGTTGATAAGGATTTTTTCGGCAACACGACGACAATTCAAACAAAGCGAATAGCTAACGCTCAAAACGCATCAATTAGAAGTCCAGAAATTAACTGTATAGCTACTGAAATGGTTTACAAATACCTCGGCAATGGTGTATTTGATACAGTTTTAACACCTAACGCCCAGGCAATGCAGTCATTGATAAGATTGGCGCTTGATCCGTATGTTGGTCGTCGCTCTATTGAAGAAGTTGACGCTGACTTGCTTATTGAAAATCAGGCGGCGGTTGAGTCGTATTTTGGTAGCGCGGAGGCCGGGCAATTTAACTATACGTTTGACAACGAAAACACATCCGCTCAAGAAATATTCTACACAATAGCGGATGCGGCTTTTTGTGTTTTGTGGCGCGAGGGTAGGGTTTTAAAATCTTACTTTGAATCACCGCAATCAATACCCGCGATGGTATTTACGCATAGATCAAAAGCGCAGAATAGCGAGACGTGGACGAGAGATACCGCGCAAGGTAAGCGAAAAGACTCGGTAGAATTTACTTACACTGACAGCAAAACATACAAAAAAGAAACGTTGTATTTTCCTGCTGACAGATCGGGTAAGAACCCTAAAAAAATAGACCTAAACGGAATCAAAGGAAAAGCGCAGGCCACATGGCGAATGATGCGCGAATACAATAAATTGGTTTACCAAAAAGAGGCGGTAGATTTTACTGCAACGATTGAAGGGTCCCTCGTTAAACCAATGCAGTTAATATCTGTAGTTAAGGGTACGCGTGTTGGTTCTTATGATGGAGAAGTATTAGCGGTTGATGGCCTTAATTTAACGCTTTCACAAGCTATAACCTTTACCCCTAACGATGACCACTTTATCATATTAAAGCGGCGTGACGGCTCAGTAGAGTCGATCCCTGTCGTTGATTTTGGCAGTAACAGAGAATTACAGTTACAATACGCTCCAAGCGAAGAGATTTACACGGGAAATAGCGAGCTTAGGACTGAGTTTAGTTTTGGTAATGAAGCTAGGCTTGAGGGGCAGTTAATGTTACCCCTTGAGATTGACGCGAGTGACGGCCAGTATGCAAATATAAAGGCTATAAATTATAGTGATAACTATTACAAGGATGATCCCGCGCTTCCAGTGCCGGGTGATTTTAACAACGATTTTAACAACGACTTTGGATAAAAGATTATGGCTTGCTCAGATCAGATAAGCACAACCGAATTAGAAAATGCCAAGACAGACGCGGTTAGTTTGGCTGAGTTTGCCACGTCCAGAGTGGGCGGAGAGGCATCAGGCGCGTTAATAGACTCAAGCACAACAAGGCTAGGCGATACGTTTTCTACTGTAAGAGGTCAGCTATCAAAGCTAGGCTATGAAGTGCCTATTGCTTATGCGTCAGGAATATCTTTCACTGTTGATGATGGATCAAAAACGGTAGAAGAGGGCGGTCTTATTTATGCCCCCCTTATTTCTGCTTTACCGTTCACAACGAGCGGAACTTTTGCA